AAGTTCTGTATCACTATCACTAAAACGATAACCTTCTTCAATTAATTTAAGAGTGTAGAATTTGTTGAAGAATATACCAAATACTACTGAGGTAATTACCCAGAAGGGTAATGTTAACACATGGATAACTAAGCATATAAGAGATAGAATCAATTCTCCTCTGTATAAAGGTACTAGCCAGCCCATATTAAAGATACCTAGAAAAAAGTAACTGTAGCTGAACCCGATATACCCGTCTCTGGTTATACCGGTTTTATCGTTTGTCATTTTAATTGCTGTTGCCATTTATGTCATCATCCTAAAAAGTGCTACGCTGTCAATGGTTACCAACAGCATATAATTTGCTAACAATCCTAAACTCTTTCTTGTCCATGATGCCCATGCAAAAATTGCACATTGCAAAATGAACAGTGGATAGAGAATTAAGAAAGGGGGTGTTGGTACTGTAAGCATCATTGTAAATGCACATCCGATACTTAAGAACCAAGCCAATATCTCTAAGAAACATCTAAGAGGATTACTACGCCAATCCTCTTTAATCCAGTTACCAACGCCGTATAATATTTCAGTCATTGATTACAAGTACGAGTCCGTGTTATTGACCCATCTGAATTTTGCGTTTCAGTCCAGGGTGTGCAAACTTGACCAACTGTTGGTGGCGAATTTTGTATAATTACTTGTGACTGAACCTGACGATTATGCGCTTCATTAATAGCGGCGCCAATAATGAATGCACCAACTGCAGGAGCAATCCAATTATCACGGTAAATTACACGCGGTGCGTGATGGCGAATACCATGTCCATGATACCCATGATAATGTTGTGCCATTGATGTGCTAGTTAACGCCAAAAGTGATAATGCTACTAGAATTTTTTTCATAACGATCTCCTGTTACACTTATATAACGCATCAGCCTAATGTTTCGTTGACACGATGATGGTCGATTGCCTCTTGTAATACAAGCTCTACCATCTTATTTAGTGTGATATCACGCTTATGTGCTTCCATAGAAAGTTTTAAGATAGTGTCATCATCAAGGTCTACTGGTATTTGAATACGAGTATCCCAGTAATCACCGTTGAACATTGCTTTTGCTTTTTCTAGGAAGTCTTCATCTGTTTCCAGTTCAATCCACTTAGTATCATCCCAAGCCTGATCGGGGTCAACATTGCGTTCTTTTGCTTCATTGATATAAGCATCCTTGAATTCGCTATTAGTCCAACGATATGGTTTATCAAATCGTTTATCATCGGGCCATACGTCACGCTTAATTGATGCATCTGCTTGGTATACAATTTGATCGGTTGTACTATACAATATTGAAACGTGAGCATATTCACTTTCATAGTCTAGGAATCGTGCATTAGGGAAGCATTGCCAACCATATTCAGAACCACCGGTGATTTGGTGATCCATTGCTTCGTTAATCTGGGCCAATTTCATAATTGTCTTTCAGTAGTTTAATACATTGTTTTTTAACATGTTCAGGTATGTCAGGTGACCTTAACGCTATCTCACATTTATAACTAATAGTAATAACCGGTTCTTCAATTTCAGGTTCTTCCCGAAGCATCCAACCAAGGAGTACTATTGCTATAATTATAGCAAGAATTCTCTTAACTGTCAATTCATATTTTTCCCAAAGACTCATATCGTTATTTATGAGCCGTGTAAGGATTTGTTAATTAATCACCTGAATCAATTTGGTAACGATCACCGCAATGTTTGCAAGTGTAGCCGGTCAAACATCTACCGTCTGATTGGCTTGTATAACTATGCGTACAAGGTACACCTTCATTGTTCAATCGTACTTCACCTTTAGGTGATCCGTACATATACTGATTACCACAATTATGACAAGGGCGATGTGTCTTATTCCTATAGTGGTAATAACCTTTTTCTTGTTCTGTCAATTCAACTTGACAGGTCCCGTTACATACAGGACATACTCCATATCCATCTCTCATTTTAAAATCCATCTTTCAAAATTATTGCTAGGCCCATCACAATGACAGGCAACAGTACAATACCTAAATTAATATATGCTTGCATTTTAATAATCCTTATTTATTAATCCTACCGCATTTTTAATTTCATAGCGGGCAATCTTTTCATCAAAGTACATGTGAACGCCTTCGTTGTAGGGACTTGCTACTACAATTTCACCTAGCTCTATAGCAAGGGCTTGTGTGAATTTGAGCAAAATAGAATACGTATCCTCAGACTGACTCAATGGATCACGATCCAAAACTTCTACTGTACTATTGATTAATTTTTCAATTTGTTCGTTCATTTCGATTCCTTTAGTTAACTGTCTATGTAGTGATTGTATACCCAAACCCATTTATTGTCAACCTTTTACACCGAATGTATTAAGGGCGGGTTGAAGGGTGTTAATCAATTCTGTCTCACGTGCGTGAGCAGGACGCTTGCCTCGAACAACTTCTAAGGTACCGAATACAAAACGCTCGGCACCACGTTCACGCAAGGCACGTGACAAACCCCAATCTTTGTTTTCTGCTAAGGCACGTTGCATGTGTTTTTGCATACGACGGTTAAGTGTCTTGCGAACATTGCCTGCAAAGCACAATGCAGTCAAACCAATGTAGTACTCAAGTGTTACAGTATCTTGGATAAAGTAAATTACTTGGTTACGATCAGTTCTGCGTTTACGGACGATTTTCGAGTTCATAAGTGTATTATATACCCAAATCCATTTATTGTCAACCTTAGAATGCTCGGTACAAGCCAAGCAAACAGATAACAACAGAAACAACATTCACTACCATTTGTGCATTGTTGCGGACCCTGTAAGCCCATGTAAGGAAGAATACAGTCCCAAAACTGAATGCTATAATATTATAGGGATCCATGTTACCCATTGAGTTCAGGATATGACCTGCTACGATGAAAACTACCCCTACCCACTGCAAAATGTCATTTGTTTTATTCATAGATGAATTATACACCCAAATTGATTTATTGTCAAATTTGGGCATATACTACTTTAGTTTACTTTTCTGTAATCTGCTCTGTAGTAGCAGTCGGGATCACCTGGATCTTTGTTGTATTCTGCGACAAAAGCCTTAGCTTCTGCCTCATTGTCAAAGAATTTAGTTCCCATGTCCCGTTGACCATAGCCTCTTTCGTATTCAGTCATTGTGACTTTATAAAGACCATTGAGTTTGACTTCTGCCATATCGTCTTCCTTTCTCGGGGGTTACTATCTACTGTAACTACAGTATAACAGAAAGCCCATTTATTGTCAAATAATGGCAAAAATCGCTAGAAGTGTGTCAGAGTGTATCCCTGAATCCTCTAGCGATTTTGAAGCCCCTGAGGGGGCAAAATGAGTACTTTTGTTTGTAAAAAATGTAGTACTAAAGTATTAGTGTACTACTTCCCCTACAGAGGTATTCATATAAGTTTTGATTTCTTTATTTAGATCCTTTTGAGTATATCCTAAATCTGCTAACTCTTGTATTAATGCTACAAATAATCCATGAGTAGCAATACCGGGAATATAATCAGGATCGTCATTATTATTTTCAAATTCATCTAATAATGGTAATAATGTATCATATATAAAATCACATGCTACTAATGCACTGTTTTCTATTTGTTCTACTTCTTCAGCAGTATTTACCATTTTAACTTCTTTTGTCATATTATTACTCACTTACTGTTTTAGTATATTCATAATTAACGGTTTCTATATTCTCACGGAATATAATAGCACCATTTTTTAAATGAAAGCGTCTTGCCATTTCTGTCTTAGGACTTAATGTCACAAATCTATTTACACTAGGATATTGCTCCTGAATACCTTTTACCGCTTGTATTAATAAATCACGACCTTTACCGGCTTTATAACTCCATATAGTATAGAATACTGCGGTAGTTGGAACCTCTGATACATTAGATAAATCATCTACACCAGCTGGAACAAAATCATGGAAACTAACACATACCATTGCTTCTGGATCGTCTTCATTATCAGATAATGCGGCAACCATTCTACCATTACTTACTCTAAAATCAGTAGGGATTTCGGGACGTACTGGGTCATCTTTAATAAAGTTTAATAGTTTGTGTGTTAAGTCTGTAATGAAGTGTAGCATGGTATGGTGTTCTCTTTTGTGTATTTATACAATAGTGTAAATATACGAGTATTTATTTTGTCCACTAAATATTATCATGTCAGAAATATTACAATGGTCGACTGGTTTAAATGGGTACAAAAAGCATACCCTACTTAATACGAATTTTACTACAGAATTATCAGAATGTCAATTTGAACCGGGCAGAAATGTGGATGATATTTTCTATGACCATTTAATAGATCGCCCGAATAGTCCAGTTGAATTGCTATATAGTGGTGGCTCAGATAGTGAATTGGTTCTACTGTCTTTAGTGAAAAATAAGATACCATTTGAAGTTATGACCATGGTGATACAAGTTAAAGGTATTACTTTAAACATTACTGACTTATACTACTCTGAAAAGTTCTGTAGAGAAAATAACATAAAACAAAATCTATTCTATTTGGATGCTGAAGAACTTTTTAATAGCGGCAAGTATTTAGAATATCTATTACCTTATAATATAACAGAACCACATGTGGCTAGTCATTTTTGGTTAATAGAACAATGTCAGAGTTATCCTATATTGGGAGGAGATTGGCCATGGTTTCAAAAACACAAAAATGTATTATCTCCTTTTAGATTAGCGTATTCTATGTATGAGAAATATATGCAAGATAAGGGTATCAATGGTATAGGTAATATGATTAGTCATAGCTTTGAATCCTCATATAGATTCATAGAATTACATAAACAATTTGATGAGAATATTGTACCTTTATTAAAACAACGAATGTATAATATGCCACATCCTAGAATCAGAAGTTATGGTTGGGAACAAAGTCAACAACTCTTTAACATCACTAAATATAAAATTGAACTATTAAAGAAATTAGGAGCGCCAAAGTCTAATGTAATTTGGGGTGAACAGATTTCAAAATTAATAGGCTCTACAACAAATTCTAATTCATTTTTTGCATGACCGCACATCAATCATTCTCACATAGTCTAGTCCGTAGCAAACTGTGGCTTTGTGAACAATTAGAACAAGTACTTGACAATGAAAGTATAAAAAATCCTGCAGTCAACATATTAGCCAGTTGGGATAGTTTGTTGGCTTTTATGTTATTAACAAGACGACCTAAGTTTTACGGGGTAGTGAATGCATATGACATAGACTCAACTGCCACTGATAGTGCTAATAAATTATGTGACCACTGGATGTTTGAGTATCCAAAAGTTTATAACCACACTAAAGACATAAACACACTTGACTTTAGTAATACAGGAACTGAATCTATTTTTATCAACTGTAGTGTTGACCAAATAGAGGGAACTGATTGGTATAATGTTATACCTGATAATAGATTAGTGTGTTTGCAATCAACTGATTTACCTACTGATGCATCTGAATGGCAGATAAAACAAAGTTATGTTGACAAATCTGCGTTCACTGAGACTTACAAGGTTCGCAGGTTAATATACTGTGACTCCATTGATATCAACTATGGGCATTTGAATTTCAAACGCCATATGATGATTGGTATTAAGTAACATCCTTCATATAGTATTTTTTACTATACACGCCTAGTGTTCCCAAGTACGGATCGCCACCATTGAATACATGTGAGTATTCATTTTTTAAGTGATTCATGGCATCTGTAAAATTGTAGGCACCTTTCCACTTTTCATCTAATGCAGTTTTCAAAACTTTCTGGTGGATAGTTTCTCTACCTGCATTCTTGTGCTTACTCTTTCCGTTTTGGATAGACAAGTTGACGTTCCATGCTGAACCCCTACCAGATCCAATACAGAAATCATCATAGTAATCACTATGTGCATTACCACAATATTCGATTAAGAACTCACTTGTAATAGTGTTAGTACTCTTGGTCGTATCAGTGGGTGTAGTAATAGAGAATGAATCTGAATGAGCACCTAACGCTGAATTAATCAACGGATCTAGTTGATCCGGTGTATAAATTAATTTGCCATAGTTCCGTTCTATATGATTCAACACCATCCAAGATTGCTTAACGTGTATCTTAGGCATGTCGGGTGCGTAATAGAAATACTCCAAGTTTGGTATATCACTCATAAAGTTTTCCATTGTTTTATCAATAACAGTAGAGTAAAACTTACCATCTTCTAATACAATTCTAGGTTTGTCAACACCTAAGATTAGTCCATGACTAGGTTCATCTGCATGGAGAATTTTCTTTATGTAGTATTTGAAGTCACTTGGTTGAAATAATCCGTGAGCCATGGCACTAGCTTGACCTTCTAACCAATCGTCAGTGTAGTATTCGTTGAATCTGTCCGGTAATACATCAACCGTTTTAACTTGTGTATTTGGGTACTGACGAATGAAGTTAGTAACTTGGGGATAGATATAGTTAATTAACTGATGGCGTCTATCTGGATTGGTTGCATAATCAATTAGAATAATTTCATCTAACGGTATTTTGAAATGATAGAAACATCTAAGTATGTGATGACTGTCACGGCCTGCACTATAAAATAAACTTAGTTTTTTATAGCGTTGACGTAACATCATGCAACGTTCATAACACAGCTGGTCCCAAGTTTCTGTTGGCTCACTAGTCCAATCCATTGTATCATATTGTTCTTCATAGAAGTGAAAATGAGGTTTAACTTCAGGTCCTAAACTAGAAGCATATCTCCATGCATCAAATTATAAAGCTCACTTTAGATTTCCTAGTAGCGAATTAGTACGTCAAGCCAGCAGCCGGCTACACCACGGTAACAAGTACCGGTCCTAAGGTGTGTTCATTTTAAACCTAAGCTTTTGCGTATATTTGTAGCACTAATGCTATGTATCGCTTCGTCAAAGGTTTCTTGTTCTATTTTATAACCAACATCACGTCCATATGTGATGTTTACAATATTAGGCACGACTTGAATTTCGTATTGCCCTTGGTAAACCATATCTAAATCACGCTTGATAAAGTTCTTTACTTGCTCAATAGCAAATGGGTTACTACTCTGCCAGCCTTGACAGTCACGAATTTGAATCACCACTTGCCCTGTCTTAGCAATAGCCCGTTCAAATAACGCACGATGACCTGGATGCCAGGGTTGCCAACGACCTAACATTTGTACAGTTTCTTTTTGCCAATTGAATACAGGACGTCTTCGATTGTCTAGTATATGTGCGGCAACAAACTCACCCCACTTTTCGCCGTGTTGTTCTGTGATACGGAAGTCATATACGTCCGGGGGAATAAATGCTTTGTTGGTATCTTCATAACGACCTTTGTCAATTGTATCAACCCACACTGTCCAATCAGCTTTAAAATTATTACGCATTTCAACTAAGGGTGCAACAAAATCACAAATAACATAATCACAATTAGTCATTGAATCTGCTAATTCCCGCATACGATGACTTTGACGAATGCGACCTTCTGTACTAAAATCCCAGTCATTATACTTCTTACGTACATCGTCAGCATTTAACCAACCTACACGTTTTTTATCTGCTTGCAAATGATCTACTATATGTTGTGCTAGATAAGTTTTGCCGGCACCTGGCAAACCCATTACTAATATTCGTTTAGAACCATGCATCATTTTTTAATTCCAATTGGTAGTTATCAAATCTTTTTAATCTCTTTAGAAACTCATTTGTCTTTTCAGTAATGACACCGGTTAACTGAAATGTAACTCTTGGGTTATGTCCTGCATTCGCAGTAGAGTGGGGGAGGTTCTGCCAATCAAATGTTGTCACATCTCCTGCACGCCATTGCTGATGATTATAGTTCCCATAACTCCAGAAATGACCTTGTTCCCAATCAGTCAATGCAACTTGTACACGCATGACTGTCCAGGGTGCATTAGGTGCCCACTTCTCTAATTTATCTAAATGCAGATTCCAAACTTCACCGGGCTTTTGAACATGTATACGTTCCATGCAATCGTCTAGTGCAAACAACTCAGTAATCTTTTTCAAGTTAGGAGTTATCTCCCAATTCAAATGTGTTATTTGATAATCTACACCATAACCAAATCGTTCTAAGTCATAATCTTCACTTGCTAATTCAGCTTCAGGTCTAGTTTTTGCTACTGCCCCTCTGTTCCTCCACGTAGCAGGGACCGCTGTCTCCACTGCATGTTTAACATCTTCACTATAGTCAGCCGTGATTTTACCAAGTCTAATTACTTTATCAACTTGTGAATCATTTTTGAAGTTATCAAAATGATACTTGCTTTTCTTTTTACTTTCGTCCCAACTGCTTATCATATTACTGTTACCTTTACATTTGATGCACCGTAACTTTGAAAGTAGTCACTAGGTGGTAGTTCTATATTTAGTGCCTTACATAGGTCATTATTAGTTAATGGGTTACAATTCTTATACTTGTATATTGCTTTGATGATACCTTGATTCTGTTCGCTAATCTTAGTAGCCATGACTTTCAAGTTCTGATAGTATTCACTATAGTCTGGATACGTAATATCAAAGTGACCGCATTTAACCCACCATCCTAAACAAGCATCATCAGGACGATGTACTAGAATGATAGGACAATCAGGCCATGTTTCTTTGATGTAATCAATGTGATTACTAAACACATGAGACTTGATGATGCGAACACCTTCACCAGTGAATGGTTCATCAAAGTCACGCTCTAATGTTTCTTTGTCATACATTGGAAGTCTATGAAATAACTTACCAAACTCCATGCCAGGGTCATAATAAGCACCTAGATGCATCAATTCCATTTTGCCACTAGCATCATGGTAATATGTTCTACTATCACTATAATCAGATTGGTCTACGCTAGGGCTATAGTAAATGTTTTTAACTACGCTACTCCACTTACTGCCAGGAGCTCCTGCTACGAATATATATTTCAAGGTGTGATCTTCTTTGCTATTTGAATCCAATCTCTACGCAATAGTGCCATACTTGCATGGACACCTTCTGGAGAATGTTCTTTAGTAGTTATGAACATTAAGTTCTCATCAAATTTTTCTTTTGCTTCTTTACTACGGATTGCGGGTACAAAGTTATCGTGATACCATTTTTGTATTTCGGGACTTGTGCCTTTTGGCAACACTAAGTTCCAGCAACCATACAGATTAAGACCAGGTGCATACTTACTCATAAGAGGAGCAGACTCTAAACCTTTAAGTGGAACTTCACTTGCTAAGCCGATGAGCTTTAGTTTACCTGCTTTAACGTGTGGGTAGCCAACACCAACAGGGGTAACTGCAAACTCAGCGTGACCACCCATAACATCTAGCAATGCTTGTGCAGGACCTTTGTACATAGCTGTTTGAACTCTATCACCACCGGGAACATTTAGCTTTGTGGTTAGATATTCAACCGCTAATTTATGTCCGCCGCCACCAATTGCAAAATTGATAGGGCGTTTCTTTTCACGTATCTCTCTAATCAAATCTTCAGGTGTATTGACTTTACTGTTAGGATTAGCCCAGAATGCTAAAGGGCTACGTGCTATATTAGCAACTGGCTCAAAGTCATATATGTTATATTTTAACATTTGCGGAAACCAGACTTCAGCAGTAATCCATTGACTATTGCAAGCAGGAACTGCAACAGTGTGACCATCTGCGGGAACTGTATTGAAGTGATTCATCGCTATGTTTCCGTCTGCGCCTGCACGATGTTCTCTTGTAAAAGTTGCCCCTGTTTTTTTGTTTACAATATCTGCTACAAAGAAGAATGATATCTCATTACCTGCTCCCGGACCGTTTGGGAATATAACTGTAATTGGTTTTGTTGGTTGCCATGCCAATGCAACTAATGGTATAAATGCTAACAATGCTAAAAGTTTTTTCATCAATCCTCCAAGAATAAATATGATGTGACAATTATTTAGTCCATTTAGAAAAAAATCATATGAATACTAAAATTTTTAAGCTTTTACAAGAAAATTTGCAACTTGCATTTAATTTACCCAAGTATGCAAAAATTTCTATAACCGAACAGACTATTGTTCAAGCCTTACCCTGGACACCCGCACGTTATAGTAAATTCAAAGATGCTGTAGAAGCCGAATTGCATTTACCATGTGACTACGTAGGGACATTAAAAGATATCACCAATGACTTAAGTGAACGATACATCTTGCGTTTCTTCAGTGAGATTTGGAAGCCCAGAACAGGTGACTATGAACATACTGGCTGGGAACTCGCAGATGAGATTAACAAACTGAATCCAGAGAAGGTCCTTGATGTTGGTTGCGGATATCATCCTTTCAAAGGGCGCATTCAAAACATCATCGGCATCGACCCATACAACAATCAAGCTGACTATGAAGTTGATATATTAGAGTACAAAGTAAAACCAGAAAGCCATGATGTAATTATGGCTCTAGGGAGTATCAACTTTAATTCACGTGATGAGATTGAAGCACGATTTAGTCATTGTGTTAATCTACTAAAGAAGGGTGGTAAGTTTTACTTAAGAGCTAATCCAGGTATAACTCACAAGACAGGACCATATGTTGATATCTTCCCTTGGACTTTTGAAGTTGTAAATGAATTTGCAGAAAAATATAATCTTAAACTAGATACGTTTAAGAGAGATGCAAATGATAGATTGTATTTTGTTTACACAAAATTATAGCCAAAAAAATAGACCCCGAAGGGTCTATTTTACATTGTGGGTCCGTTCCCACTACGCATACCAACTGTTCCACCTTCTGCCTCGATACGCTTGATAACGTCCTCGAATAAGATAGGAGTAAAGTCAGTTTGTTCAACACAAACACAATGATAACGAACATCGTTTTCTGTGCTGTATAAAGTTGCACCTGTCTTAGCGTCAATTCCCCTAGCCTTCTTTACTCTATTCGTATGTAAATGACCGTGAATGTTAACACCAAAACGACCCAAACTAGCTTCGTGAACCGGGATGTGACTCAAAATCATACCGTTCATAACATGATATGCACGTAATTCACGGAAGTATAATCTATACTCATCATCACGGAAGATATCATGGTTGCCACGAATTAACACCTTGTCGCCGTTTAACCGGCTTAAAGTGCTTAATGACTTCCTGTTGATAACAACATCACCTAAGTGATATACTTTATCGTTTGGACGTACTGTATCGTTCCAACGCTTAATCATTTCCTCATCCATTTCATGTGGATCAGTCCATGGACGAATCTTAGTAACACCGTCTGCTTCTGTGAATCTACACACTCCGGCATGACCAAAGTGTGTGTCACTTGTTAAAAATACTGCTGGCATATTATTCCTTAAGGTTTTTTGTTAATTTCTGATTCTAACCAGGTATAGTATAATTCTTCATTTAGAGGTGTAGTCACATATTCTTTTAATCGTTCCAGTAATTTACCAGAGTAAATTTCTTCAACTGTAATAACTTTATCAGTATGTTGTTTACCATTCTCAACAAAAGCTTTAAAACCATCCTCTGAATTTTGTACTAAGTCTTTAAGTGTTGGATGTATTTTTGCAAATCGATCTATACACCATTTAATTTCTATATCAGTCACAGGGGCAATTAGTATAAAGTCGTGTTTACGATTTATATGGTATTCAATAACATGACTTGGTACGGATAAATATTTAGAACTCATTTCTATCATATAGTTATCCCTATCTATGTCTGACATAGAATCTATGTAGGTCTTCATTCTTAGCTTTTTTCTATAAGTTTCAAAATGAACACCGGTATAATAATACAGTTTGTTATCTACTACTGCACTTACTAAATTTCCTCCGGCGCCTGGTGGGTATACAATAATTTTCATGAGGAATTTTATACTCGTTCCTTTTTTACTCGTCCGATACGTGCCGACTTGTCCCAATCGTACACAACACCGTCAGGGCACACACCATCTACAACACTATCTACACCAAACTTGCCACAGACTTCAAAGTCTGTACCTTTGATAGACACAAACTCATTCATCTTCTTTGCCAAGAACATTGCATCATCTAATGAATATACTTCATATTCTGCATTCTTGCCTATTACTTTAAACATATTATTCCTTTACGCAACCATCCAGTGGTCGTTTTCTTTGTATTCGATGGATTCACTTCCATCATACTCATTTACTTTAAACAATGTACCTTCTGGTATCCATTCTACTTCCAAGTCTGTCATGCCACCTTTGTAGATTTCAGGATACTTCAGTGTTACATATGTATCTAATTCAGCCCACTTTTTGTTCTCAACAAACTTTACGATTGCTGGATCAAAAAGAATTTCTGGATAATCGTAGTTCCATGTGTACCAACCTGCACCGAAGCCGGGTGAGTACAACACTGCTACCTTTCCATCTTCGTTTAACTTGTTCATTCTACACTCTTAAAAGTTCGCCAATCATCAATGTTTGGCTTTTCATCTTCATCATAAGTCCAACCCAGTGCCTTCATCATGCGATGCTTGACCAGCAAGTTAGGGCTACGGAATCTTCCCGTGTCTTCAAAGCCCATCATTACACCAACTTCACATACTGCACCACTACGGCAGATACCTGCATAGCAATGAACAACAACGTTCATTCTATTGTCCTTAGCATGTTGCAACAGTCGAACCAACTCGTTTGCTTGCTCTTGACTACACTTCATTGACTCCTCAAGAACAAAGTCATCCTTTTCAACGTCCAAGAATTCAAAATTGTGAATCTCTTTGAACTTGTGAGCAGGAACGGGTCTCCAACTTGCCGGGTCAACAATGCTAATCAGCATACTATTCTCACCGGCTTCGTGATGAAACCTAGTTGGTATATCTGCCGCCGCTACGTTTTCAATCCACATTTCTAACTCCTTAATACTAGTATTATACTCCCAAATTTATTTATTGTCAAATAAATATATGGGAAAAGGTGTAAGCATTTCTACTTACACCTTTAGGGGGCTACGTTAGCACTTTAACATGCATAACGATAGTTCATGATGGTCTTCATCATTACACCTTCTGGGGTGAATTCAGAAGGATCAGCACCTAGCAAACTTGCCATGATGCTTGGACTAAAGCCAGAGACTAGAGCCGCACCAGACTTGTCTGCCTTGACAGGAGCGTTACCCTTACTGTTCAAGTTCCAGAATACTACGCTAGGCGCAGTATAACCGGCTTGTGCATACTTGCGTTGGATCATTTCCATTGCAGAATCATCGTGGGTTACACATTGATTAAACTGCATGTCAGAAAGGATCAACAACATCTTAGGCATGTCACTTTCAGGAACAGAGTTCTTGACCGCAACACTTAGGATCTTGTCCATAGCCTTGTGCAAGTTAGTGTCCATTGCCCATGTGCTTGATACCATTTGGTTGATCTTCTGAACGATAGTACCCTTTAGAGTAACTAGTTCAGGAGTACCACTGAAAGTCAAGAATGTGTCCTTGAACGCACCCTTGTTCTTGTCAGCAAGGTATAGACCAAGCGATACACTAACGTCCAAACATGTTACACTACCGGTTCCACCTGCTGGGCAAGTCATAGAACCGCTAACGTCTACCAATGGTAGAATGTTTGCATCGTTCATGTAGTTAGGCAATGCATCCCATTGTGCGGTTACGTGATCCAATTCAGTCTGACGGTTGAACGCCTTCTTGTAGATTCGTGATGCCTGTGAAGGCACATGCGAATAGTTGATGTTGTCCCAATCGTTAGCACACATTTGTGTTTCAACAACCTTAGTCATTGACACAAGTTGCTTACGATATTGCTTAGGACTCATACCGAAGAATTCACGGATTTCACGTGCCACTTCGCCCTTACGAGGAGTCCACTTAGCTGCCAAGCCATTCTTTGCACGAAGGTTGTCACCTAGCAAAGAATATGCCTTAGCCTTAAGATCCTTGTCCTTAAAGACAAACAAGTCATCGAAACGACCTACTTCAGGAATCTTAACTAGCAAACGTGCTGCCGCTTCTGGGTCATGCTTTTCCAAGTATGACAAGATATCACGGAACAGTTGACGTTCACCTGCACCACCACGTGCATCACGTGCCCACAAAGCCACACGCAAAGCGAGGTCCTTGTCTTGCACATAAGCCGCAGTGAATGCTGGGATAATGTTCTTACCACGGCTTGCACCGATGTTGTAGAACAAGTCAACCACCGAGTTAGCAGTTGACTTACGAGCCTTCATACCGTTTTCAGTACGGGCTTCTTGATTTGCGATTGCGTTTACAAATGCGTTCATTTTAGTTTACCTTTATCAGAATGTGTTTTGTTTCAGTTATTGAATGAAATTTTAAATTTGCTGTTAACATTCTATGTCTTTAGCAGGATGAGTGAAACGGATAAGTTTATTTTCTGGTCTACCCTCATCCCCAGTATATCGGTTCAGTTTCGTAGACCCTATCAACAATTCATGTTGACTATCTATGCTTGTGTCTGCGATAGAAACATACAAAGTCTTTCCAATGTGTCGTCTATTCCTTCGAGCCTAGTTTCCTAGAACAGTATTTCTACTGTGTCCTGCGACCATCTTCTATAGCAGTTAGTTCAGATTTAATGTTTAAGTTGCTGTAATCATCCTATGAATACAAACAGGTTAGTTGTTGACTGCTTTTATTAAACTCAGGCCATCACTCTGAGCTTGTTAGTCTTGCTTCAATGAACACCTTCAACGCTACACAGTTTTACCTGCTTTGCTCCAATGATTCACCACAGTGTCTAACAGTTCCAATGAAGTTTGGATTGCTGTACCTAACCTTTTAATCTTTCAATACATGTATTGTAACACTGTATTGATTTATTGACAATTGCTTTTGGGTAAGCAATTGTTGAACAATCTTTTGAATTATTACTCAACCTTGGGCAAGGGGGCAATAATTTTTTTTAACCAATGATTGTATACTTCTGTATTCAATGGAGTGTCTATCCATTGTTGTAGTTTTTCTATTAGTCTACCTTCTAATATATCTTGCATAGATATAATTTTATTAATCTGACCGTATTTTTTAGCCGCTTTTACAAGATGTATTCGATGTTGTAATTTTTCTTCATTAAACGGCGGATGAAATTTAGGTTGTATAATGTGACACCGTTCCATACACCATTTAGCGTACTTATATTCAGAGTCATCAATTAAGATTGTATCAGTAAGATACTGTAAACCTTCAAGGAAGTCGTGACCTGAGGTAATAGCGATATATTGTTTTTCTAATTCTAATAAGTAATCAGTTTTGGCATAGGACTTATCATACAACAAGCCTCTAGAGTCGTAATTAGTAATAATGTCTTGCTTTAACTTTTCACGCAATGATCCTGATGTATGATTAATCTCAACGTCATTGATTACGTGGTCTTTAGGGTCAATAACTGCGGCTACCATTTCGCCGCCTGCTCCTGGATTATATAATATATGATACATATTTTTTATTTGGCATACCCCCAAGGATTCGAACCTTGACCAGCGGTTTTGGAGACCGATATGCTGCCATTACACTAGGGATACATTTATTCAATTTTAGGACCTTTAGTCATTATAGTTGACAACCAATGATTATATATCTCGGTATTTAGTGGGGTATCAATCCATTTCTGTAATACAGAAATTAACCTTCCTTCTATAATGTCACCGAGTGTTATAATTTTATCAGTAAATTTTTTAGCATTATTCACACGATTGATCCTATGAGCTAGTTCTACATCGGATGCAGGCGGATGATATTTTGGTAAAATTGTATGGCATCTTTCCATACCCCATTTATTATACTTTGAATCAGAGTCATCAATTATAATTATATCTACACTACTTGCATGTTCATGTTCAATAAAAATAAAATCATGGCTAGTTGTTACTGAAAGATATTTTTTTTCTATATTTTTTAGAAAATCAGTTTTACCATGTTGGTCAAACATCATAGGACTACAATCTTTACCTACATCTTGCAATTCAACTATTGCTTTTTTAAGCTTTTGGCGATCTGATCTTGGTTGAGCACGAACATCAATATCTGTAACTATATAATCAGTTGAATCAATTACTGCACTGACCATATCTCCGCCGGTGCCTGAATTATGTAAAATAAAAAACATTTAATATTTATACCAATGAAATGTTTAATTCTTTTAACTTGTTCATATAATATTCTTGACCTTGACTGACAGTTGAACGCCAATCACTCAATGCATCTTCATTCGCACCATCACTAACAAACTTGTAACATAGAAATTCTACGTTATGTTTCTTACATACTTTTGCAATAGCATATGCTTCCATATCTACTACATCAGCAGGAATAAGCAAGTTACTATCAGTAACAAAGTTATCACCTGTGCTACAAGTTAATCCATGACCATTGTCAATGATAATCGTTTCTTCAAATGGTGTTTGACCTGGCAAACTACCCAATTCACAGCACATCATATCACGCTGAACAAATTTGGTCACTTGATGAAATCCTGACTTAACAGTGATACCACCGGCAGTGCCAAAGTTGATGACACGTTTAGGCTTGTACTTAGCAATACACTCAGCCACAGTCATTGCGGCATTGACTTTACCTACACCGGTATAAAACACCTTCATGCTGTAAGACATGTCAGGTGCTTCGTCTTTAAGTGCGATAAGAATCAGGTCATGCATTTTTTCTAATGCGTTTTAGATATTCACGACCTACAAGTCCCTGCTCAATTTCCATCAATGCAGTTACAGTTGGGCCTGCTTTAGTATTAAGTGTAGAACGATGTCCTCGTTTCAATTCTCTTACACGCTGTGAGGCGATAAGAACTAAATCAAATCGACTGCCTACCATGAGTGCGGCTTCTTCACTTGTATATCTTGCTCTGCTTTCAGTCATTTATTGTCCTTTAAATAAAATTTGTTTAACATCATCATAATAAACACTACCAGGTGTATTTGACCTTAATGTCAATACAACTCTTTCGTTAGAAGAATTGCGGTTATCCCAATCGTGAAATATTTCGGTATTGAATAAAATACATTCATTCTGTTGTGCAACCATTGATTTGATCGGAGTGTGATTTTCTTTAACAAAACCATTTAACTCTCTGGATTCACCTTTTAGATAGTCTCTTGTATAACCTTTTCCCACAATGTCACTATACCAACTAGTGACACATTTATTATCTAAAATCTTAACAGTGTGGTTAATACTAAATCTATGATTTAGTCCATCTTTATGGGCACGATAATATAAATTCGGCGGAGTATAAAAGAAACTCACACGGTTTGGATTAAGATTAAGTTCTTTAGATAAAGGAGTCTTAGATAAGACTTCTGCACCCATGTGCGCGGGAAGCATTGAATGTCTAAATGTTGGATTTTTATTTTCCCACGGAAAGTTATTGTAAACTCCCAATGCATACTTATTAAATTCAACCATACCATCATATGTGAATCTAATATAATAAGGACTGCAATCTTCAATAATAGTGTACATAATTTTTTATAAAACTGGAGCGGGTACCGAGAATCGAACTCGGGCTCTAACCTTGGCAAGGTCACAGGCTACCATTACATCATACCCGCATTATTTGGTACATCGACACGGTTTCGAACCGCGGACCCTCTCCGTGTAAAGGAGACGCTCTACCCCTGAGCTATCGATGCATAATTCTATTTAACCACCTTGATTACTATCTTTAACTTCTGTTTGACTAGCAATTTTTTCAAATGCTTCATCTTCGTTCTGTTGATCCTCAATCACTCTCGGGTCAGGCTTACGAAAGATTGCATCAAAGTTGTTTGCAAATTCTTTTTGACTGACACTGTATGGTCGTGGACTAGAACCTTTACTCACTTCTTGTCTCCTCGACTCCCACCTGAACGTGAATTGCTTTTTTCAATCTCTACAAAACTACGAATGAATGCACCACGAACGTGTGCATCACTAATCAATGCCGCGGCACGTTTAACTGATTTAGGGACTTTAACTGCCTTTGAATCATAACCTCTACATGTCATACTATTTCCTCTTTTAAAAAACTTTGGTCGGAGTACAAGGATTCGAACCTTGGACCCCCTGGTCCCAAACCAGGTGCGCTACCAGACTGCGCTACACTCCGAATTAACTTGGTATCATATGCGGTATGTATGGAACATTTCTAGGACCATGTTTTTGTTCAAAAAGCTTTTTAGCTTCTTGTACATTAGGTGCAAAGACTTTATCTTTAGTATCACCTTGAGGTGTGCGAACAGTTGTTTCATACATTGGCATATAATGCTCCTATTTGGTTGCGAGAGGCTGGAATCGAACCAACGACCTGAAGCTTATGAGACTCCTGAGATACCACTTCTCCACTCCGCAATAATTTATAAATGTACTTCTTTTTCACTTACAGAGCCAGTCTTATCAGCTGGGTGTGAAACACACTTATAAAGTGAGACTGCTACTTACACCACATAAGCCCAATCTCTGAGTTGTTACACTGTCCACGTTCTTTTCTGTTTAGACAGGATAGCGTCCCTGCCTTTGTGATTTCTCAAGTCGCCCTTAAATAGAGCCTTGCAGTAGATCCAATGCACTGTGCAATTAAGGTGTAGCAATTACCTAACTCTATAACGCTGAGTTAACGCGGGTTTATTGGTGGAGGAGACAGGGATCGAACCTGCGACCTATTGCTTGCAAAGCAACCGCTCTCCCAACTGAGCTACACCCCCAAATCAAATGCGGCTACTAGGGCATTTGTTTCAATTTGATTGTAGCAGAAAATTATTTATCTGTCTACTATTTTGGATAACTTATTGAATTCGTTGAAATATTGCAAAATTACTAAAATTTCCTACGTGATACCAGTCATTGTGATTAGATAAAATATCTACGTGTTTTTCAACGTCTAAAAATCTACGAGGATTATTTTTAGGTAGCCACGGCCGATAATCATGCATTAATACAAATCCATTTACATTTATTTTAGGTAACCAATAAGCAAGAGAGTTGGATAACTGAGGGTCTTTATGGGACGAGTCTTCAATAAACATATCGATTTTACGGTCAAATAATATTTCTTCTCCTATATTAACTTTGTGTAAAAATATATTAGTATATTGAGATAAATATTTCCTTACATTTTCCAAAGACCTTGATGATCCTTCACCTAATGCCATTGCAACTAGGGCATCATGATTAGGATCATATTTAATATCATTAAACAAATCATACGAATGAACTTCTAACTGTTCATTGGCGTGAGCCATAAGTGCCGCAGATGAACCTAAATATGTACCAACTTCTACTGCAACTGAACCCGGACTTAGCATTTTTGCTATCTTATGTATAATAAACATGTCATAAGATGATAATAATCCAGTTTTTTTAAGCGGAGAGGATTCTTTTACAAAATCTTTAATCTCTTCCATATTAGGTTTTTTAAGTAATATATTATTCATATTTTATTTATTGTACTTAAACATTAAGTTTTGGATCTGGTAACAGAATCGAACTATTACGAAGGCCTTTCAAAGGTCCCATTACATCAACCCCCATATGGAAACACATTTGATATAGTAGCAAAAAGCTATCACGGATGAACCCAAATTTCTTCAAATATGCTTTTATATGGTGCCCCCCAAGAGACTC